TGCCCATTGTTGTGGAGTAGTGCCAGGTCTGTGTCCAGTCTTCCATGCAGCCATTCCTCTGTCGTATACTTTCTTTAGAATACCATAAGGCATACCAGACTTTTCTGCTTTAGTTACAAGACCTTCAATCTTTTCGTCTAACTGATAAAATTCCATATTACTCTCCACAAAAGGTTTGACTTTAACCTTTCGTTCTTTTTCTACTTCTTTGTTTGCTTTGTCAAGTATAGACTTTGTATCACTACCATCAAATTCAATAGGTTCTAGTGGATCACCCTTTACCCAATCACCATCTTTTTGATCTTTCTTAGAGTCTACTTGCCCAGGATAATGTGTGAAGTCTTCACTCTTTGACTTAAATGCAGCGATTGCCATATCTTTTCTTTTTTCTTTTGACTTACCTTTGAACTGTGGTGCATCAGACTTTTTGAAATCATCTATGTAATCACCAGCATCTGCATCTTTACCAAGTTTCTCCGATTTAACTTTCATGCCTATTTTTTTTCGTAATGCATCTATTTCTTTTTTGATTGCTTTTTGTTTGGGTGAACCTCCAAGTGCTCTTAATGCTTTATTTTGAAGTTTAAGAAGTTGTGTTCTTTGTTCTGGTGTACCTTTCCCACCAAAAAACTTATCACTATCGTATTTTTCTTTCTCACCAAACATCTGTTTGAACTTCTTAGTATGAGTGGATGGTTTGGTATCTGCATTTGCATCTCCAGGCGCAGGCCCAGTTTTGTTCTTCTTGAAGTGTGCATCTCTTTTGTCTTTAGTAGACTTAGACATTGCATCTCCATCAGCATCTTTTGCAAAATACTTTGCTGGTTGACTACCTTTTTTGTCAACAACATCTTTATCTTGTTTAATTTCTCGTAATCTTGGTTCTCTACGATTATCAGATGGGTCTTCGTTTTTAAGATTACTTGGGTCATTGTTCATAGGGTCATTATCTTTATGTCCTACATCCATACCCTTAACAACCTTATCACCCATAACTCTACGAGCTTTGTTTCTAGAAGAACGTCTTGCAATTTGTTCTGGTGTACCTTGATAATTTGCATACTCTTTCTTATAGTCTCTCTCGTTAATATCATACAACCAAGTCTTATGCACTTTACCATCTTCAGAAACAAATGAAAGATAGTTTGTACCCTTATTGATTACTTTACCACTTACACCTTTTGATTCTACGATATCTCCAATGTTCCAGAGTTTTCCAGTAAGATATAAATCTCTAAGAGATTCAAAGTCAGTCATCTCTCCCATATCTCGTTCTTCACGAATACCCATGTTCTTACGAACATCATTGTATAGTTTAAGTGCATCTTTGAAACCAGATGGAACACCCATCTTAAATGTATCAAAATCTCCGTCTGAAGCTGAACTTCTCATCTTTGATGCAGACATACCAGAAACACCTTCTGCATCTGGATCACGTTCTCCAGCAGATACAACTTCTATATTATCGAAACCATAGTAACCATGTCTAGCATTAACACCATTGTATTTGTTTAGTATAGATTCAAACTCTGTAACTCTATCAGAACCAACAACCATAACTATAGACCTGTGTCCTTTGTTATGTAAGTAAACTGCAATATCGAATACCATTTTAACTTTACTTGCAATAATGTTCTTTGCATACTTTGGGAACATCTTTCTCATGTATGCAACTTTTAGTGCAAATGGTAATGGGTCTTTCTTTGGGTTCTGTGACTGTGATGGAAACACATACATCTTAGAACCACTATTTGCAGACTGTTGTTTTGCAAGTGCATCAATTAATTTCTCGTGTCCAGTTGTCGGTGGATTGAATCTACCAAAAGTAAATACAGCAGTATCACCAGCTTTTTCATTTATATCAGAAAAACTACGCATCTTTATTATCCCTCGCTGTTCGGACTTTTTCAATTTCTTTTGCTTTTACAATTTTAACAGACTTCGTTGCAATCTTGTTAATCATACCACTATACTTTGCAGAAACGATTTGGTCAATCTTAATTCTTTGTGCAACAGGCATATCATCATACTTTGGATAAAACTTTTTCAAGACTGCTTTCTTTGCAAGTTTCTGTGCTTTAACTTTTATTTTTTCTGGAGATGCAACTCTTAGTTTTGATTTTGCTACTTTAGTTTTGAACGCAGAGGATTGAGCCATTTTCTTCATACGAATGGCCATCTTTTTTCTTTGTCCAAGATTGACTTTTTTTAACTCATTTACATTAGAGTATAGTTCTAAAAATGTTATCATTTATCCCATGCCTTTACGGCAGTAAAGTTATTAAAGGAGAACTCCATTCTGTCCACCAATTTAACTGCACCACCACTTACTCTATCAATAGCAACATAACCCTCTGGGTTAGTTACTTTAAATCCATTTGAGGTTTTGATGAACGTATCCGTCAAACCCTTAACACTATTTAGTTTATTTACAATTTGTGATTTTGCATCAACTAATAGGTTCTGGAACGTAATAATATAAGTTAAGTTGTTAGTGTGTTTCTTAACTTCTCTTACATATTCTTTCTGTATGTTAGTGTATTTCTCTTTACCTTTTGCACTCTTTGCTTTGTCAATCTGTTTCTGTATTGATTGTTCAACCCACTTCTCATAACCTTTTGCATGAGATTTAGGATTTGTAATCTTTGCACCAGCACGAACTTTACTATTGTTATACGTCTTCAATTGAGCTCCAACAATCGCACCTGTCATACTATCCTGTAATTTAAGGAACTTAGTTAACATGGTAGAGTTTATCTTTTGGAAAACTGTACCAGTTTGTGACAGTAGACCAGTAACAACCTTAGTTTCTTCTGCATTAAATGTTGCAGTACCAGTTGCATCTTTGTATGTTGCATCATCCATCCATACACTAGTAGACTTCGTAAGACCAGATATATCCACACCAAATGATGCAGTCATACCCTCTAATGTATCTCCAGAATATGTTGTGTGCCATACAATACCAACTTTTGCTTTCCCTATAACTTTACCAAGAGTGCTATCAACAGGCACAGCATAGACAATTGTATTAGGCTGGAAAGTGTAGTACTTAGTACCTTCAATGGTTTGGGTCTCCACATCATCTGTGAACATAAGGTCGCCTTGAATAACGGATTTGATTCCGAGTTTTGAGAACTCTGCAAGTGCGACTTTGAATTTTTGGACAAGTGCTCCTTTAAGGTCATCATCAATCTCCTTTTCTGTCTTATACAGTTTAGGGTTGACGTTGAATACTGACTTCTTTGCAACAAAGAATTTACCATCAGATGGATCAATACCAGCAAATATTGCAGGAGCACCATCCCACTTAACTGTCATGTTAATACTAGAACGAGCATTACCAGCTAACATATCTCTAAGAGAACGTAGGAAGTTAATAGCTGCTCTACCACCTGGCACACCATTGTTGATGATTTCATCTTCTAGATGTTCTAGGTGAAGATTTTTACCAGCTTTATTTTCGTTTAGTTCTGTGAAACTAATCATGACCAATCAATCTCATTATTAAATTTAATATCTGGTTTTAGTCCTAAAAATTCTTGCATATTTTGAACAGAAGATGTTATAAATTCTTTCATCTTTTGAAATACCTTAGAAATAAAAGCATAAAAGCTTTTGAATATTTGTTTTATTTTACTAAAAAATCCTTCTTGTAGTAAATCACCATTTTCGTAGTCTGTAGATGCTTGTTCTATTTTTTTTTACTGCGGCTGTATATCCTAAACCAACAACAGACCAAAACCTATAATATCCAGTTTTAGTAGCTTTTCCATCTATTTTTTTTGAAACTGCTGTGGATTTAAATTTAACATCTGGTTTTACTTTTGAAAGAATTTCACTAACATATGCAGTTTGAGCAGAGTTAACTTCTTTAAATGATGAACTACCATCAAAGTCAACAACTAAAAACCAATCTGCAGCTGCATCTCCTTTATCAAATTTTACTGCGCCTGTCATAGCTTCATATACAAAGTTTTTCTTAAACTCTATATTAGATGCAAATAATTCAGCAAACTTTTTTTTCATTTTTAAGTTATGGACATCTGCAGCTTTAAGAACTTTATCTTTATCAAAAGTGCCAGAAGCAACATCTGCGATTTTCCCTTGTTTTGATTTCGTCTTTTGGTATACAGTTCCACCTTTTTTTTGCAAATCTGCACCACCCATAAATTCACCAACTGTAGATGGAAGTAAATTTCTTATACCTTCTTCAACTTCTTTTGCAAGACCTTCAAGATTAAAGTTTTCAGTATTTTCTACTGCAGCTCTAAATGTAGAAAGTGATTCATCAGGC